CTCTCAAGGAATGCGAACACTTGTTCGGGTCACATATACGTAGGGGAGGGTGAACATCTGTTCGGTTAAACAATAGTTAGCATTTTGCAAACTCTGGTTAGCATTGTAGAACGTTGTTCTGTTAAAGCGAACATCTGTTCGTGTTCCACGTGAAACATTAGAACACTGTTCCATAGCTGTTCTCTTCCCCCGGATTCCGCACCATTGTCTACATATCCGATTAATTCTATCAACTTAGGGGGATTTAAAGGTGACTAATACCATTGGATTAGGGGGATTTGACGGGGTGTGTGCCGAGGGTGGGGGTGTCAAGCGCGGGTTGTATCCATTGAACTAGAATGTGTCATTCCACCCTCATAAATGGTATCTTAGGGGTTGTGTCCAGAGTTGTTACAGACCCCCCTAGAATCGCAAATAAGAGGTCTTAGAGGAACTTCTGTATCTGCACCGCGCCAAGGAGAATTAAAAAGATTGCTAGTAGATTCCAGGTCAGGATTCCTAGCGCGACAAGCCAGGCCCGAATTCTTTTATTTCTTGGAGTCCCCATTTGATTCCCTAAACAAAGCTAGGGCGATTACAATATAAACCGCCGCGTCTATAAGACTGTCTTCAACAGACTCATTAGCAAGCGTACCACCTTGGGCTACTTTTTGTAGGCGTCGGAACTTATCATTAGCTCTTACCAGGGAACCCACCCAGCCAGGAATACCAAAATCTTCGCTGGCTCGGACATTGGCAAAGGGGTCTTTGAGTCCCTTGCCGTAATCCTTGGATTTTCTGTCGTGCATTTCTTGGAGTTCGTCTAGGATTAGAGTAAAGGCTACTCCCGTACTTGTGTTAGAAACTAACTTTGTAGGCATATTGTAGCTGGGGTGACTTAATTTATGGTTACTCCAGGCGGCCAAGTCAGATACCCTGTCGTTCCATTCTTGGTCGGTGTACTTCATTAAAAAGGCTCCGTACCGCTAGAAGCTTTAACAGCAACCAAAGCAGTAGCAAATTTAAATGAAAGTCCCAGGTCTTCAACAACGATTTCTACACGGGACTTCTTGGCTCCGGTTTCGTCAACCCAGTTATTTTGGTGGAGCCGGCCAGTTACAATAACGCGGTGGCCTTTGGCGAGGGAAGCGGCAGCATTGGTAGCTCCGTCCCCAAAGAGAACACAATCAAAGAAGCTGACTTCTTCTTTTTGCTCCCCGTTGGAAGTGAAACGACGATTGGTAGCCACCGAGAAGTTCAAAATAGCGTTTCCGCCATTACTAAACTTTAATTCGGGGTCCCGTGTCATGTTTCCGGTGATAGTTACGCTCATGCTCTTACCTGCTTTCCCGCCTAGTTAGGGTCTGCTACAGGCGGAGATGAATGTAGCAGACAAGAACACATTAATTCAGGTGTGTAACACTGTCAAGTCAATATCAGATTTTTTTTCTCCAGTACTTGACAGGGGCTTGACAACGCTACTAAGCTCACCCCCCAGATACAAGAAACACTGCTGGCGGAGCCAGTCCGGTAGTTCCGAAGGAACCAATATATAAAAAGAATTCCGCCGCAACTAAGGCCTAAGATTACTACCCAGCCCCTACCTGTGTTAAACTCACGTTGTGAATAAGTCGGTGTTTTTTATATATATTTTTTTTGCCCTGTGGCTATAACCTCCCTTCAACGCAAAAAGTATTTCGACCTTCGTGGTGTTGGGTACTCCCAGCAGAAGGCGGCGGACGCTGCAGGTTTTTCCAGAGCTACTGCAGCACGATTAGAAAACTCCGCTAGTGGCGGTCTTTCTGGCGAAAAGCTACACGTTGCCAAAAAAGAAGAAGACTTACCAGACCCCCTTAAACGAGAAGACCTTTGCCCAGAAGCCCAGCGCGCTTTAGAAGACTTTGGGTACTTTCAACGTCGGTACTTTGGGCGAATCGCTTACCCCTGGCAGGTTGAAGCGGCCAACCGTATTGCAGCCTTCTTGGATACTCCGAACGAAGAATATGTTGTTATCAACGCTCCCCCTGGAGCTGGTAAGACGGCTTGCTTCGTTCACGACATTCCGGCTTGGGTGACTTGTCGAAACAGAAATATCCGAGGAATGATTGGCTCAAACACCATGAGCCTGGCGAAGCGAAACGTATTGCGTTTGCGTAGGTCATTTGAACGTATTGTTCCGGAACGCGCTCACCCCGACATGGTTAAAAGGGGCCAGGCTGTAGACGCTGAATCTACTATGGCTCTTGACTTTGGTAGGTTTAAACCTCTTGAAAGAGATATGTGGACCTCGGACGGGTTTATTGTTATGCAAGAAGAATCAATGGGTGCTATTTCTGAAAAGGAACCCACTTGGTCTGCGTACGGAATGGACACCGCTTTTATTGGTGGTAGATACGACTTTGTTATCTGGGACGACCTTGTAGACCCCCGTAAGCTCCGGTCCGTTGAACAAAAGGAAGCTCTCCAAGATATGTGGGTTGACGTGGGTGAAACTCGTCTAGAACCAGGTGGGTTGTTGATTTTGCAAGGTCAGAGAATTTCATCTGACGATTTGTACCGTTATGCCTTGGATATGTCCGCCCCATACGAAGATGACGAAGTAGAAGACGAGGCTTTACGTCAGGGTAAAAAGTACCACCACATTATCTTTAAAGCCCACTATGAAGAACTATGTACGGAAAATCACGGCAAAGAAGCTAAGGCTTACCCAGAGGGGTGTTTGTTGTCCCCAGGCCGACTACCCTGGAAAAAAATCCAGACCTTAAAAGAAAACCGAGGAGAACGATTTGAAGTTATTTATCAACAGCAAGATACTGACCCTTCCGAAGTCCTGGTTCCGAAATCTTGGATTTACGGTGACGGGGATTATCCAGGGTGCATTGACAAAAACCGTGACCGCTTACAAATCCCTGCAGGACTTAACGCTGGAGATTGTGTCTCAATCGCCACCGCCGACCCCTCCCCAACAAACTACTGGTCAATCCAATGGTGGATATACCACCCCGAATCAGAACAGCGATTCTTAATTGACCTTATCAGGGCCAAAATGGACGCCCCAGACTTTCTGGACTGGTTGACCGATTCCAAGCAATACGTTGGAGTTATGAACGAGTGGCAGAATTTATCTGAATCTATGGGATTTCCAATCACCACTTGGATTGTGGAAGCTAACGCCGCCCAGAGATTCCTGCTCCAGTACGATTACGTAAAACGTTGGCGTTCTTTTCACGGGGTAGATATTATTGCCCACACCACCTCACGCAATAAATCGGACTCAACCTATGGTGTAGAGACAATCGCCCCACACTATCGCTTTGGTAGGGTAAGATTGCCTTGGAAGAATGAAGGAAAAATTCTGTCTATGAAGCTTGTAGACGAAGTGACTCATTATCCGTACGGCAGGACTGACGACTGTGTAATGGCTCACTGGTTTTTTGAATGGAACCTACCTAACATTTACACGCCACGAAGACCTGGCGGGCGCGGCACGTGGCGACCTACCTGGATAAAGGCAAGAATTTGATTACTGCAGAAGAAATTGTCAACCTTTACCATATGCGTAGGAATGAACGTTCACCCTACATTTCAAAAATGGAAGAAGTGCGCCGTCATTACAACGGTGAAATTGTTGTTCCACTGCCCGAATTGGACGAATTGGAAAAGCCGGCAGTAGCAAATCTTATTTCCCAGGGTATTGACCAATTTGCTATGCGCGTGGCTTCGGTTATGCCGGATATTGCTTTCCCTGCTCTTCGCCCTGGAATCCAGGTTTCCGAAAACAAAGCACGTGACCGACGCATGGCTGCCCTTGGTTGGTGGGACATGAACAAGATAGGAATGAAGCAACGTCGTCGTGCCAGGTTTATGACGGCCTACGGTTGTTCCCCAGTATCTATTTCTCCCGTAAGTCTTGACCCTAACGACAAACGACAGATTCCCCACTGGCGTCCACGCAATCCCCTTTCGACGTACCCAGCCCAGTCTTACGACCCAGACAACATGGAACCAAGCGATTGCATTTTTGTTGACCGTCGCCCGCTCCAGTGGCTAATGGAAAACTACCCCGAAAAAGCACGTATGTTATTTACGGGTAAAGAACGTAACGAAAAGCTGTTTGAAATCTTAGAGTACGTTGACGGCGAGGAAACAGTTTTAATTGCTTTGGGCGCACAACGCGACCCCAACGCTTACAACGACCCGTCTGCCGGTATTGCCCAAGTTGTTGAATTGGAACGTATTGTTAACCGAACGGGTATCTGCCCAGTGGTTTATCCTGGCCGAGTTACCCTTGACCGTCTTATGGGTCAGTTCGATACCATGCTGGGAATGTATATGCGTCAGGCCAAACTGGACGCTTTAGAAACTATTGCAGTTTTCCGTTCCGTGTTTCCCGACGAATGGATTGTCGGCCACGCCCAGGGTGGCAAGCCAAGAATCATTCAAGAAGCTGACGGTAAAATGGGTATTCGTGGAGAAATCGAAAACGGTACTCTCCAAGTGGTAACATTGAATCCCTCCCAGCAAGCTCCGCAAGCTATTGACCGACTTGAACGCGCACAGCGTTTGACCGCCGGTATTCCCGCAGAATTTGGTGGAGAGTCAGGTTCTAACATTCGCACTGCACGTCGCGGTGAAATGGTTATGGGTAGCACGATTGATATGCCAATTCAGGAGTATCAGGAAATTTTTGCTGCTAGTATGGAAGCTGAACTCCGAAGAGCTATTGCTGTTCAAAAATCATATTACGGAAACAAGCCCAGTCAATTTGTCATGGGCAATAACGGAAAAGTAACTCACAACGATTATGTCCCCAACGAAACATTTGAAACCGACCTATGTTATGTCAAGTATTCCATTCCAGGAAGCGACGTTAATGGAATGGTTATCGCTATTGGACAACGCGTGGGAACAGGCATCATGTCAAAGCAAACGGCGCGGGAAATGGACCCAGCCGTTGAAGACCCGATTCGCGAGCGCGACCAAGTGGAATTGGAAGGTATCCGAGGCGCACTACTTACCAGCCTTGAACAGCAAGCTTCTTCTGGACAACTAGACGCTGCTTCTATTGCTAGGATTGCACAAATCAAAGCAGAGACTCATATGCCATTGGAAAATGCCGTTAATCAGGCTCACGAAGAAATGCAAAAGCTTCAAGCACAACACGCTAACGCAGCCCAGCAGGGACAACCGACAGCTCCTCCAGGACAAGAAAACGTTGACCCCAATCAACCCAACATGGCCGACGCTATGCCTGGTATGAGTCAAGGTCAAACCGCACCCCTGGGAACTCCCATTCCTCCCCCTAGCGCCGGACAGACTGACCTATCATCTCTTTTACAGCAACTACGCGGACCCTCAAAACAATCTCCTGCGGAAATGAGTATGGGCCAATGATAGGTTGGGTATTTGTAGGTCACTGCTGGCGTTGTCCTGGAGATGAAAAAGACAAAGATATTGTACAACTGCTTCCTGACCCTTATGATGATGAGTTAAATATGGATTTTGCTATTTGCGTAGAGTGCTACAAGGAACGTAGTCGTCGCCGTGAGTGGAGGGAATCAAATGCCCAGGGCTAGTAAAGGCGGAAAAGTAGCTGGTGC